AGATGGAAAGTTCACCTTTTTTGAACATCAAGGTCTTTTCATCAGGAATAACGCTTAGATTATTGAGTGACTCTATCATATTGTCAATATCTATGCACAAATCCTTCCAACCTTCCATTCCCATCATTTCGAATCTGTTTTCGTAATACTTTTGTAGTTCAGGATTCATTGTTTCCTCAAAAGAACATTAAAAAATTGCCTGTTGCCGTTGCTGGAGGTGCTGGAGGTGCTGTGAATATCCATCCTGAGTTACTGCCGCCATTTGTGGAGTTTGCCCCTGCGTACCATCCTGCCCCGCCTGTAGCTGTAGACCGACTGATTGACAAATAGTCTGCGCTTACAGTACCGCTTGCCTTGGATAGCGTATGGCTTGCAGCGGTCACAGAGCCAATGGTTAAAAGTCTTGTAGATTCTCCACTAGCATTCCAATCAGTAAAAGTACTTGTTGTGCCAGCAGTAAACAGAATAGACGTTGCACCAGTGCTTTTATAAGTATTGGTAATGTTGCTAAATGTGTTTGACTGTGTGATGGTCAAAGCACCAGCACCACCTTGGTTAAGTGTGCAGTTAAACGTAGAGCCACCACCAACAAACGTCTTGGCGGTTGCGGCAGTCATGGAGATTGCGCCTACTCCCGTTCCTGCTGTGGTAGTAAAACCTGTGGGAACAGCGTTGTTAAATGCGGATGTAGATGCCGCTGGACAAACTAATGTGCCACCATTAAATGTAAGGTTTTTTGTCCCTGTGGCAATATTAAACGCAGTCCCAGCAGTAAAAGTTTTTCCAAATAAATCTAATGTCCCGTTGGTCAAAGCAACGGCTCTTGTAGAACCCATTGTCAAATCATCTTGAAGTTGGAATGTCCCACCAACTCCATTAAAATTAATTGGAAAATCTATTGTCTTTGCGTTTGTTGTTATCTGTTGAGTTCCGCTTGTTGCGCCAAAAACAAGTGTCCTTGTAGACGAAGTTAACGTCATGCCTGTGGACAATGTTAAGTTTCCATAAATAATAGGCGTAGTTATTCCAATTTGAGCCAATGTACCAGCAAAGCCAGTAAAGTTTGCATTTCTTGCAGAATAGTTTGAACTACCTAAAAATGTTAATGCGTAAGTACCACCAGTAAAATTAAAACTGATAGAGTTTGCTTCAGATAATGCACCTGTAGATACAGTAATAGCACTAGAGCCTGTACTTGTGACGTTAACAACTTGAGTGCCTGTTGTAGTTAAGCCTGTAACTGTTGCCGTATTCCATACAGTACCTGTATCAATACAAGTAATATTTCCTGTGCCAAAAGAAATTGTTCTGGTGTTTGAATTAGATGAAGAAAATGTTGAAGTCGCAAGTTTAAAAGATTGGAGACTTAATGTACCCGCTGTTAATGTAAATATATTTGTAGCACTATTTGTAAAATCGTCTTGTAATTGAACAAAACCACTTGGGGTATTAATTACAATGGCTTGAGTAAATGCTTTTGCAGAACTTGTAATTTGTTGTGTAGTTCGTCCTGCAAATGTCATGGCGGTTCCACCAGACAAAGCAATACCAGTGCCGTTTATCCAATTACCATAAATAAATGGTGTAGTCGATCCTGTTGCTAACGTCATAGTATTTGACGTTCTTAACGACATATCTATTGTGCCAATGTTGTATGAAGCATTAATAGTTGTTGTAGAACCTGATGCGGGATATGTAGCCGCAGGAAAAACAGCAGTGTCTTGTGCTAATGGAAATTGCGTTGCGTCTAATGCACCACCTGATGTAGCAGACCAAGAACCTGAACCTGTAGCGCCCCAATCAGCACTTCCTGTTTGCCGATAGTAAACAGTTTTAGTTGCAGGGAAAGTAATACCACTATTGCCTTTGGCATCCCCAAGTCGAGTTCCTGACGCAGGGGAAGCCGCACCTGCAATAGTTATATCTCTAAAATCTGTATCAGTTAAAGATACTGCCGCACAAGTTAGTGTGCGTGTAGTGTTAAAAGTGTCAGAGGAAATCTGCATTCGGTATGCTGACGCAGTACCAGCACTAACTGTAAATGTTCCGTTGATTGTCTGGTCTGCGCTAATATCTAATGAGCCAATACCAATAGTAGTTCTACCCGTTATAGATAGATTGTTAAATGTATTTACGCCTGAAATACCTGATGATGAACTTTGTCCAGTTGCTGTATACGCTACGTCGTAATAAGTTTTCCCACCACCAGCAAAAAACGGCCCAGTACTACTTGTTAAATTAATTGTTGATGTTCCTGCATTAAGTGTTGCATTGATGCTAGTTGACATATCCCAAGGAGTAGCACCACTTGATAACGTAACAGTAGAAGCATTTAAATTTATTGTTCTTAAAATTGAACCGGCAGAAACGAAAGAAGACGCAGTTACAGCATAATTTCCAGATGATGAAGTATCAAATGTTTCACTTACAACTGTAATTGCGGCAGAAGTGCTTAATGCGCTTCCAAGAGTCCATGCACCACCAACAGCGTCAAAAGTAACATCCCCCCCAAATGCAACACCATTAGTAGTTACAGTTTTACCAGTTGTTGTAGCGTTAAATGTGGTTTTGCCTGTATATGTTCGAGTAAAGTTTGTGGCTTGAAACGTAAGACTACCTGATACTGTCAATCCAATACTTGTACCAGCAAGTGTCATTGTTCCATCAAGACCTGCCGCTGTAAAGTCATTGCAGACCCTTGGCGAATTTGCCATCGTGACCGTAAATGCAGTAGTTCCTACGTTTGAGTTGGCATCAAAAAAAACATTGTCTGCCGCAGTTGGAACAGAAGCACCACCTGCCCCGCCTGATGATGCAGACCAATTAACTGTATTGGTACTACTCCAAGAGCCTGTGCCAAGTATCCAATAGCGATCAGCCATTAGACCTCCTCAATAGGAGTTTCTTCAGCAGGAGGAGCAGTAATCACAGCAATCCAGTTATCAAACCTTTGCTGTTTCATTGCCTCAATCTCAGCATCTGTAAACGCATGGTTATCTTCTAAAACCAAAGCATCTGAAAATGTGCCGTATGGAGATGAAAAAGAAAAGTCAATCTTCATGGTCATGCCTGTGTGGTTACTGCTATCACATCCCAACGTGTATTGTTAGCGTTGTAAATACAACCCACATACGTTGTTTTGCTGATGGTTGTTGCTGTTGGCAAAGTCACACCAATAACTGTATACGTTGCATTCCAAGTCAACGATCTGCTTGTGCCGTTGTCTAACAATCTAAATATTAATTTTTCCCCATCAAGAGGTGTTCCAACTGGTGCATTAATGGTAAGTCCTGCCGCCAATGCTGTGTAGGCATAAACATCACTAGCCGATATATCAGGTGTTAGAGAAGATGCTGATGCGGCTGAAGTAACTCTTGGGTTAATGCGTGTTGAACTAATGGTTGTTCCACTAATCAAAGGAGCATTGCTTTTCTCCCACAAAGACGTACTAGAGTTGTAAACAAGAGTTTGTCCTGTAGTTGGAGACTGAGCAGACACATTGTGTAACTCATCCATCTCGTAGCCGTTTTGAACCTTAACAAGCAACTTACCCTGAGTTGGGTGAGCATGGGCAACAACAGCCATATAAACAAGATGCTGTGGAGCATAAGGCTTAGTTGTTGTCAAAGTTCCTGCTGTCGTTGGGCTTAGATAAAGTTGCGCCCCATCGGTATATGCTGATGTATTAATATTGGTAACCAAACCAATGATAGTTACATAGCCATTTGAGTTGTTTGCCAAGTCACTGGTTATCAATCCCAAAGTCTGCGCTGATGTAACGTCAGCATTAGCTAGAGCCTTGGAAACAGTTGGAATTTGTCCTGTAGCACCAGAGATATAAACCGCCGTACCTTTGGTAAGGGTTGCACCAGTAGAGTTTCGTACCTGTTCAACAAGCACTGAAGCTGGAGACGTTTGCGATACCGAAAGATCAACAGCAGACCCAACTGTAGTAACAATAATACTTGCATCAGCAGAGGCAATAGTGGCAATGCCACCGCCTTCACTTGAATTAGTGGACATTGTTGTAATGTGTCGTATTTTGTCCTGTAGATCAGAACCAACTACCTCACCAACATTGATCTCTTGCCCTGTTGACAAACTGATAATCAAAGAACCATCAAAGTCAATTTTGGCGTCCGTTACAGATACACCATCCTTGCCATCAATACCATCTCTACCTATTCCGTCTTTACCATCCCGACCTATACCGTCCTTACCATCCCGACCATCTAAACCCCTATCACCCTTGTCGCCTTTGTCACCCTTTTCAGGGACTATTGATTTGGCAACTTCTAGTTGTGCCGTGACTTTGCTTTCCATCACTTTGATGGCTTCAACAATCAAGTCAACATTATCTTGAACAGCTTGTTCTTCTTGCTGGCGCATAGCCACCAAGGTTTCTTCCATCTTATTGATAGCGTCTAACTTCTCATCAAAAGATGAGTCTGCCGCCTCAATGCTTTGGATTAGTTCCCTGATGTTAGCCATTCTTCAGCCCATTGGTAAGTTTTTCAAGAAAGTCTTGTTTTACCTGAGACTGAGAATTTACTTTATCAGCCATCTGCAACTCAACAATCTTAGACTTGTTCTTGATGTCAGATTCTTTCAATAACAACTCAGCAATCTTGACTCTCTTGTCAAATTCCCTAGAGGCTTGGTCATCCTGATTAGGAAGGTTCTTGGTCATTGCCGCCATGTTCTTAGTCTGAATTTCTTGCGGCATTAACTGAGCCTCAACAGACAATTTGGTAGCTTCAGCACGATTTTGCTCTGCTTGAGTAGTCTGAACAGCAATATTTGCCTGTGCCGCTTGCACCGCCAACTGTTGTTGCATCTGCTCCATCTCCTGCTGTTGAGGATTAGGTTGCATCATCTCATCCAACTTGGCAATCAACTCCATTCTGTTGGTCAAACTGCTGTTTCCTATGATGCCTTTGAGCAAAATAGGCAAAACAGGGGTATTTGCACCCAAAGTCTGCAACAAACCAATGAATTGTTGCTGTTCATACTCACGAGCAATGATGCCCAAGGTAGCTGTAGGTATGAAATTCATGTCTACTGAAGGGTAACGCTCTGGGTCAAACTGCATGAACCTAAAAGCCGCCTTCTTGATGAATGGAACAAGGAAATCTTCTTGGAAATTCACCAGAGTACGCTTGTATTTCTTAATGATGGAGGCTACAGCCATCGACATACCACCACCATCACGGCTAGATTGGGAAATCATGCCGTTAGAGTCCAGCGTACCAGTAGCTTGTAGCAACATACGTTCAAAATCTTTAGCAGTTGCTAGGTTATTGGGGTCACTCTGACCAAACTTGAATGGATACAGGATTTCATTGGGGTTGCCATTGGTAAGAATAGCCTTACCAGCCTTGACTTCAAACTTCATACCACGGGGTAAACGTGTGGCATCCATAGCAACCATAGGGGCAGTGGTCAAAGCAAGTGAATCCAAGTGAGCACGAGTCTGAGCATCAATAGCTTTCTGCATATTGAAGGCTTTTTCCACTGTACCTCGCCCCAACAAGCGATTAGGCACTGTATCGTCTTGGTAAGACATTACAGGTCTATCTTTCATCATGTAAGGGTTTTCTTCAGCCTTGAGCAACATACCATCATTGGCAATTACGACAATGGCTTCAACCATATCGGTGTAGTCTTCTGCCGCAGAATTCTCAGGAAACAACTCAACTATGTCCTTGTTTTCCTTCATGTTATTCAAATACTCACGGGGTACTAATCCGTAGTATGTCAACAACAGTACCTTCTCATCTTGGTACTGGCTAACCTCTTGAGTAGGCTCTAGGTCAGTATCTTCATAGGTGGGCGTGATGTTTACCTTGCGGTAAATGCCTCTTTCGATTCCCTCTACAACCTTGTGAATTGAGACGTATTTCTCAATAGCCACGCCCATGCAGTCATCAACGCTTGTCCCATTTGGGTCAAACAAGAAGTTCTTGGGATTGATAGGCATGATCTTGACAGAGATTCTTTCTCTCTCCATCACGCCAATAGCCGCTTGCCCCTGTTGATTAGGGATAGCTTGAGTCGATGGAATGTACTCTTTTTCAGTCTTGACAATGATCTCGCCAATACCCGTACCATAGATTTCAGCCATCAATTCGATCTGGTCGATAGATTTTCTGATTTTGTCTTTCTTGAAATCTTCCATCAACTGCGCTTTAATCATCTCAACATCTATAGGGTTTCCACCTATGTCTTGGATATTGTCTTCAATGTCAAAGAAGTCGCCTTGCCCAAAGATAGCTTCCATGATCTCAGCATGGCGAGTCTCTACAGCTTGTTGGGTAGCAGGAGTAACGATACGGCTACGCTCAGATTCACGGGTCTTGTCTTCAGAAGCCCATTGACCTCGGAAGATGCGCTCGTATTCCAGCCAATCAGGGAGAAAGTTGGTATCTCTGTAATCACGCCACTTGGTACAGTGACTAGTGACAAAATCAGTTAATTCTTCATCAGCCTCAGTAGGCTCATAAAACTCGTTTTGTTCTAGCTTTACTTCTTTGTCTGTTGCCATAGTGTTACCTTATTGTATTTCCAAATGGGTCTGCATAAATCAGTTGATTTACAGGGACATCATAGGATTGTATTGGGTATGTCTCAAGTCGTTGCTCTGGAGTCATATTCATGCGGCTTTGCACTGCTCTTGCTTCAACCTCGCCGGCTAAACTCCTGTATGCCTTATATGGGTCACTTGCACCTTTAGATGAAACTGCTGCGGCATCTAATGTTTTTCCAGTTCCAACTCGTTCCAAAGCGGCAAATGCACCAGCTTCTGGACTTCTATTAAATAATCTCTCGAATCTTTGTTTTGCTTCTAATTGATTAAGGTTTGCACCTCTCATCAACTTGTCAATAATTGCCGCATCTTGAAGTGCTTCTGTGCTAAAAACATCGTTAGGTTTAAAAAAATCAGCACTGCCACCCTTGGCAAAATTCTCTCTATTTTGAATTATGTGTTGGGCTTCATGCAGTAAAACACTTTTCAATTCTTCTTCATTAGGTGCTTGTGATGTTATTCTTTGCCCAACAATTCTTTCATTTACTGGAACATTACCAGCACCAATGCTAGAAACTCTGGTCTGTTCGTATCTGCCTCTTGGAATATTTGAAAATTCAGCAGTTGATTCAATTTTTGCTAAGTCTGGATAAGCACGATACAAATCTTCATACGTTAAGTTTTGATTTAATGAAGACTGAAAATCATTGACTTCCTTTTGAATTTTATTCTTTGTAACCCTATCCAAGTCTTGATATGGCTTGCCATAAGACAATTGAGCAGTCAAATCAAGTTCTCTTGCAATGCGATCTGGTGGAGAATCATATCTCGCAACAGCAGATGCATCATTAATCTCTTGTCTTAACTTGCCATCAGGACTTCTAAATGTCCCCGTCTGTCTCCAAGAATCAACAGGGTCAACGCCAGATTCCTCTAGCTTTAAGAACTTGTCGGCATTAGCTTTATTCCAAATTTTGGATTTTGAGCCAATAAATATACCAACAGGGTTGTAGGCTTCTGTATAAAGATTTGCTAACTCTTGTCCTTGTGGGCTTGTTAAGCCTCTTGACCCTTGAGCCGCAACTTGAGAAAGCAATCTATTCAAATTTCCTGCACGATCATTTGCATAGTTAACTGTTTGCTCAACAGATGCCATAGGATTGGAGACAACATCGCCTAGAGTACGCTTCAACGCATCTGCTCTAGAGTAGATATAAGGTAAAACTCCACCTAATAACCCAGTTGCCATCTATATCCCCGAAATAATATCTAGAGGCTCCCACTCATCTTCTTGGTCGTCTTGGAAGTATGAGGTTATCGCCAGTTGGTCAATGTAGGAAAGAGCATCAGGCAAGTCATCGTGAACACCATTGGCTGGAAACATTACCAGTTGGTCTATAAACTCTGACCAATCTTCCTCAGAGTTCAGCACAATACGCCCATGCTCAAACCTTCCTTGGAGACTCCAGATTATCCTGTCAGTCTTTTTCCTGTTGCCATGCGTCAAGTCAACTATGTGGGAATATACATTATTT